ATGAAAATCACACTCAAAGTCACACCGAACGAAGGCGAACCATATGAAGTCACAACGAACCTATTCGTTGTTGTCGCATGGGAACGCCGAACCAAGCGTCAAGCATCATCACTTGCAAACGGCATCGGAGCAGAAGACCTTGCGTTCTTCGCGTACGAATCAGCCAAGCAATCAGGGGTCACCGTCCCCGCTATCTTTGACGATTACATCAAAAAGATTCAAGCCGTTGACGTTGTCAGTTCTGACGCCCCAAACCCTACCGACGCGGCACTTACCGACGCTCCATAGCGGAAGTACTTGTCGCGACGGGATATTGGGCATTGCCAGACTTCGACATAGACGACCTATTTACGGTTGTCGAGGTGTTGAACGAACAAGAGAAAGCCGCGAAGCGTAGAAGATGACAGTCAATACTTCAATAGAAATGACAGGACTCAAGGAAGCGATTCGTTCGCTCAACAAGATTGAGCCTGGACTACGCAAAGAGTTCGTGGCACAAGCAACCCGTATTGCGCAACCCGCAATTAACGAAGCGCAACGGGGCTATCAACGCGAGTATCTTTCAGGCATGCAACGCAAATGGACACAAAACGGAAAGAAGATATTTCCGTTTTCTGTTGCCAAAGCAATTTCAGGTGTCAAGTTAAAAGTTGACGCATCTCGAGAAGCCGTGTCCCTGATCTACATCACCCAAACAAATGTCGCAGCTGCAGTATTTGAAGCAGCGGGTCGTGCCAACCAAAATCGTCTTGGCGACTCACTAGGGCAACTTCGTGCCGGTACAACTCGAGTTCTTGGGCCTGCCGTATTTCGCAAGCGCGGAGAAATTGAAAGAGAAATGCAATCAGCATCTCAAGCGGTAATAAACCGCGTCGAAAAGGAACTCAACTAATGGCACTAGCAATCCCAATCATTTCGTCATTTGACGGCGACGGAGTTTCTAAGGCAATTAAGTCTTTTCAGCAACTTGAGACTAATTCCGAGAAGGCGCAATTTGCAATCAAGAAAGCAGCCGTTCCTGCAGCTGCAGCAATTGGCGCATTGACCGTTGCCCTCGGCGATGCCGTTTCCGCAGCCATTGCAGACACCGCTGCACAAGAAAAACTTGCCGGTCAACTTGCCCGAACCACAGGAGCAACCGACGCCCAAATAAAAGCCAATGAGGACTGGATCAGTACCCAAGGCAAACTTCTCGGATACACCGACGACCAACTTCGTCCGGCACTTTCAAAACTTGCCACCCAGACCCATGACCTCACAGAAGCCCAAAAAGGCGTCTCGTTGGCTATGGACATCGCAACCGCAACTGGAAAGCCCTTAGAAGCCGTTACAACCGCCTTAGAGAAGGCTTACGGGGGAAACATGGGTGCCCTCAAGAAGTTGTCTCCTGAGATTGGCGCAATGGTTAAAGGCGGCATGGATCTAGACGGCGTCATGGGCGTCCTCTCAAAGACGTTCGGCGGAGCAGCATCAGACGCAGCCGAAACCACCGCAGGCAAATTTGCCAGAATGAAAATTGCCCTCGACGAGACAAAAGAATCAATTGGCGCGTCGCTTATGCCCGCAGTAGAGAAAGTCCTTCCCTACCTTCAAGGCATGGCAGATTGGGCACAAAAAAACCCAGAAGTTTTCACAGTTATTGCCGGCACCATTGGTGCAGTTGCCCTTTCAATCCTTGCCGTCAACACAGCAATGGCACTCAACCCATTTGGGTTAATAGCAGTCGGCATCGGACTACTGGTCACAGGCATTGGAATTGCATACACCAAATTTGAAGGTTTTCGCTCTCTCGTCAAAACAGTCGTCAATGGACTATCCGACTACTTCGAATTTATGGCTAACGCATGGATCAAAGTAACAAACGTCTTGATTGCAGGATTAAACCTCATTAGCCCTTTTAAGGACATTCCAAAACTTGGAAACGTATCTTTTGGTCACATTGGGCCAGATGCAGCACCGTATACAACTGCTGCGCAGGCCGACGCAGCAATGTTCGGCGGAGGAAACACCGGCAAAGTTTCGGCAGCTGCACCAACACCAATTGCGTCGGCACCGTCGGCTGGTGGTAGTTCAAGTAAATACGGAATGACTTCAACATTTATTAGCAAAACTAATCAAAACATGGAGCCGCCATTAACGCCCTACGTCAACCAAGGCGACACATCAGGTGGATACGCAACTGCTGGACTTCCCTCAATCACGGTCAACGTCAACGGCGGAGACCCCAACGCAGTCGTACAGGCACTCCAGGACTACATCCGCACTAATGGGCCAGTACCGATAACAACGCGAGCAGCGTAATGGCAAAACTTTCCTGGGATTTCTACAACGTAAATACAGCATCGTATTTGACTTCCGACGTCATCTCTTTTTCCCGTATGCGCGGAAGGCGTTCATTCCTCGATCAATACTCAGGGCAGCAAATGACTGTCACGATTAGAAACAACACCAACCAATCAGCGAATTGGGCAATTGGGACGCCAATTAGCATTTCTGTAAGTTCTGTTGATCCACAATATTTTTGGGTTTCGGAAGTGCAATACAACGATCAAGTGGGCACAACCACAACATCAGGCACAGGAACTGGTTCAACAGCCACAATCATTTTGGATGACTGGATGACACGCGCTGGCCGCATTCAGATGACGGATTTTTCTTTTACTCAAGAGTCTTCAATTAAACAATTATGGAACCAAGTAACGGTTGCTTCGGGAGTTTTGCCAAGCGATATGGGGTGGCTAACTACTTGGTATGGTTCCGCAACTGCCATTGGTGGTGCGTACACGGGGACACTTGCTCAACGCATAAATCTAAACATGGCATCCAACGCGCCATCTATTCAGTTGTACCAATATCTAAACCAAATGAGTTTTTATGGTTCAACATCAGGTAGCGGAATCACCAACGCTGTAACTTTTCAACCATCAATTGGTTCATCTACTGGAAACAATTTTATTGTTTATCGAGATTTCAAACGAATTACAGCAGGCCAAAACTTCATAAACACGGTAACTGCTACCCCGCCTATCGTGGCACCTCAAACTAGAACTAACCCCACTAGCGTCACTACATACGGGACGCGCTTTAATGGCGTGACCACTCAGAACTACAACACTACTGAAACAGCTAACGTGGCTCAATGGACCGCTAACTGTCAATCAGACCCTTACGATTTGCGGTATGAAATAACTTTCACAGATGCTGCCCAAGGCAATACAGGCATTAACTCAATGCTAGGCAATTACTATGTTACATCTTTTGCCAAAATCAAATACGTTGTGCCAGGCTCAGGAGTTGAAACCACCGAACAAGTTTCCATCGAAGGCATTTCTTACTCGGCAACACCTGAGCAAACAACTTTTACTGTGTATTGTTCCCCTAATGACTACTACGCACAGTTCATCCTCGACTCCGCCACTTTTGGCGTTCTCAATCAAAACCGCTTAGGCGTTACTTACTAAGGAAAACATGGCAATCAAAACATTCACAGCAGGCGAAACGCTCACGGCTGCCGATACGAATACGTATTTGGCGAACTCAGGGCTGGTTTTTATTAAGTCACAAACCATCACAGGAACCCCGACAAGCGTCACAATAAATAGCGCTTTCTCTAGCACTTACGACGATTACAAAATAATCTTGACTGGAATTGTCCCTAGCGCTACCGATAGTTTCCGCATCAAATTTGGTTCAATGACTGCAAACGGCTACGGCTCTATGTACTACGACCAGTACACAGGTGGCGCAACATCAACGCTGCGAACCAATAATGCCGCTTCCAATTACCTTTCGTTAAACCAAGGCTCCGCTGGAGTCACCTCAACTTCTTTTGACGTGACTGGCCCTAACACAACTAACTACACGAATGTGTATGGAATGTGGTACGGACGAGGCTTTGGCGGTTGGGCGACAAGTACCGTTATGGACTCAACTCAATACACCAGTTTCACAATTTTGACTGATGGCGCTGGCACGATTAGCGGCGGGATGATTAGCGTTTACGGATACAGAAAGGCATAGACAATGACTAAACCATTTATTCAGATAGATGACGAAACAAGAGAAATGACTGATGAAGAATACGAGGTTTATCTTGAAGAACAAAAGCACCTTGGCGCTTCTGCTGACATTGCTGACTAGCACAACTCTCATTGGCTGTGCAGACCGCACACGTCACAACTGCCAAACCACAAAAGCAACTGGAACCTTTGAAAGACGATGCCCATGAAACTAGAAAACAGACTCACCAACGAAGAAATTAAAGCACGACTCATCCTTGTCGTCGGCGTAGGACTAACCCTCAGCTTTGTTCTCTCCATCATGGCTCTGCTTTTTGGATTGCTCTTTATTGTGCAGCCTGTGGAGCAATCACCGAACGATTCGGAGGCTTGGTCAATTCTTTCCCCAATGCTTATGACGCTCGCTGGCGGACTCATTGGTCTTCTTGCTGGCAACGGTCTTAAAGATAAACCTAAAGACCCGCCAATATGAGCAACCGCGTCTACCCGTATTACCCATCATGGGATGGAAAAGGTACACAACCAGTAACGGCAAAACTTGTTGAACTTTGCAAAGCACGTTGGGGAACCAAGTCCCTCGGCACTTACGCAAATCGTCCGATGCGCAACAACGCAGGACTTTCCGTTCATGCCACCGGATACGCAGCTGACATTCAATACAAAGACGAAGCGCAAGCCCGCGAAATGTGGGACTGGTTCCTTGCTAACTCAAAAGCCCTCGGACTATGCGAACTGCATTGGTACGCCTACGGCGAATACGGCGCGGGCTACCGATGCTCTCGAGGAGAAGGCAAGACAGGCGTCAAGATATACACCGCAACAGACAACGCAGGCTCCTACGAAGGCAACCCAAATTGGCTGCACTTTGAAATGGCAAAGCAATCCGCAGAAACCTTTGAAGCCGCTTGGCGGGCATTGCCCAAGCCTTAAATCGCCCGAAGAAATCACCCTCTTCGCGCTAGACCTCGGGACTGACTGTGTTTCCCTCATTGGTTCCGGGGTCGAATCCGCCACCTAGACGCTTGTCTGTGTTACAACATCAAGACACGTCAAGCGAAGGGAAACGCAATGACATACGAGCAATACCTCGTCACATTCACCACAGGATGGCTTGCCTCTTGGGCTTACTTCAAAGTCATCAACCGCTTCTGGAGGGACTAATGCTTCCCGCCTGGGGCTATCTTCCGTTATGGTCAAAAGACAAACTAACGCTCGTCCAGATCTTCACAGATCCGGCAACAGAAGAAATCGTCAAAGTCACAGTCGCCCATCGGCGCGCTCCCTGGATGACGTTTGCTTCGATTACAGAAGTTGAAAAGGTT